GCTACAGCTGCAACAGCTGCATAGGTAGCCGTTGCGACTACTTCAGCTGAAGGTAAGGGTAGATCTATTTTTACAACTGGTACTTTAAAAGTAGGTTGTTCAGTTTGTGTTTCTGTATCTTCCTTTGGTGTTTCTTCTAACTCAACTCCTTTCGGAGCTTTTAAATTACTAGGAGGTATGACCACAGGTGGAAACACTGGCATCTCTGCCGATGGTTGCTTTAGAGGGATGCTAGGCATATCTAAAGCTTTAGGCAGTTTAGGGACTTTCACCTACCAAGGAACACCGTCACCTAAAGTAGGTGCAGTTTTCTCCTTAATAATTCCTTTCATCTGATTCTCAAGATCAGCAGAGCTAGGATTCCTGACGTTATCTTCTGCATTTTGTGCATTAAGTTTATCTTGAATCCACTTTAGAATTGTGGCTTCAGTTAGCTCCTTATATGGAACTAGATTTTCTGGCTTCTCTAAACCTAGAGTAGCTGTCATTTGATGTGTATGGTAATCATTTGCACCATTAATAGCGAAATCTACTGAGTAGACGTATCCACTTTCGATTTGTCTTTTAAGGTTTAAGATTTTCCAAGTAACTTTTGTTTCGTTCATAATTGATTTAGGTGGTTAGCTCCACGGATTACCGAAAGCAATGAGAGATTTATGTGTTCTTAAGACAGTTAATTGATTTAATAATCCATCTTCTATACCTTTGGAACTTGGTCCAAACTCTTCTCCTTTTGCGTTCCTTGCATCTAAAGTATCTTTAACCCATTTAATTGCTAGGTCATTAGTGATAGCTTCAAAGGCAACTGGACTTGAAGGAGCAGCTTCTAAATGAATAGAAGCTTGCTCATACGCTGCATCTTTTTTTACATCGTCTTCTGCTGCAACACGATATTCGATTAAAGCTACAATTCCTGTAGCTTTTTCTCTTTCTATTCTTTGAATTGACCAAGTATTTTTAATTGCCATTAATTAACCTCCATGATTATGTGATGAATTAGAATATGTAGAGTATGGTTGTCTGTGCATTACATTTGCAGTCATTAATAACTTGTCAGTACCTACTGCTAATCCAGCCAATGGTGTATTGGTAAATTGTGCACTTTGTGTAGCATTAGAAGCATTAGGGTTCCAACTGTTTTCTGCATCTGGATGCCTTTGGTTGTTAGCGGTATCCCAAGTGTAACCGTCACCAACTGGCCAAAACGAACTACTTTCGGGAGAATCACCTATTATTCCACTTGCCTTAACAAAGTATGGCCAACCTGGTTTTAAACCAGAGAAGCCTTCAACAACAGAGCCATAGGTTTGTATGGTTGCTGTTTGACCGCTGCTATATGCTTGTTTAGGAAATCCAACGAAATAGTTTGGTCCAGGTAGGTTAGATGTTGAGCTGCTAGTTTTGAATCTCATTACATAACCATTGGATGCGTTGTAGTTATTACTAGACAGGTACACCCATCCATCTAATAGATAGGTATTATTTTTTGGTACAGCACATAGGAGTACTTTATCCTGCCAATACCAACCATCATTCCAACTACCTGCTGTCGAAAGTGAGTTATTACTGCCAACAGTAAATCTGTCCATCCTGTTTGTGCTACCACCACCTGGATAAGTTCTAAAACTACAAAAGTAGTGATTAGATTTCCCTTCCCAGACCATATCTCCATTCATATAGGTTTCAGTCTGACCACTTACGTTAGCTTCACTTCCCCATGAAATAGAGGAACTCCCTGGTGTACCAGCAATAGCTCTCCACGGTCTCCATGAACCTGATCCAGCTGGCCAACAAACTACAACAGTATTATCTGTAGAGCCATATGCAATACGAAGACCAGTTTCATATGTTTGTGATCGGACTGCAGTAGTAAGTGCTGTCTCTGAACCTAAACTGATATTTGTTCCGCTTACAGTTACATATCTATAATAAATCTGAGTACCAATTTGATAAACTAGGTAACTTCTATTGGCGTTTGAATCATAAGCCATTCTACAATATCGAACATCAGCACTTCTAAATATTGTTGACGATCCATACGAAACAGAAGCACTTGAGTTTGTACCTGATACTGATACTGTTCTTATATAACCTTTATAACTATCACTCTTATCAGCGTAACAAATTATAGCTTTATTGACGTTTTCATCATAACAACCATTAAGGAAATAAGCACTACCATTTGAACTTGAGAAGGTGTGAGCACTACTTATATTCATGCCATTACCACTAACTCCACTTGCACTCGTAGGTTCAATTACCCTTATTACACCAGCACCGTATCCTCCAAGCATTTGAAGTACTAAACCATTGTCAGGGCTGTAAATACCCCATGACAATGCCTCCATATCAGTTGGAGTGCTATGGTTTAGGTTGGTATATGTATTATTAGAAGTTAAACTACCGCTGGAGTTTACGTGCAAACAAGCTACTTCATAACCTAAGTCACATATAACAATTTTGTCGTGGGTATTGTCATATGTCATTTGCGCTCCATCATTCTTTGAACTTCTTACATAAGTACTTCCATTGTCGGTGAAATTATTATTCGGATTGTTAGGGACAGTAATTACATCTATTTGTTTAACTTGTCCGTTTGACTTGATATACACAGCCTTATTAGCAGCCAAAGCACCATCAGCAGTAGCCGTAAATGAAGCACCACCAGCAGGAAGGTTTGTTAGGTTTGAACCATCACCGTGGAACTCAGTTGCATAAACATGTGACCATTTCCTACTAGAGCTACCAAGTTTAAAATTGTTATTAGTATAAGGGTATAGATCATTAAATAATTCCACACTTAGATCGGACTTACCTCTAAGAATCCAACTACCAGAATTGTTTAATATACCAATGTAACTACCACTATCGGCGTAGAAATATCCTCTAGTAACACCATTCGTCTGCATTTGCCATGAAACAGAACCGTTGTTACCACCCCGCAGAATCATGTTGGCATTATCGCTTGGACGTATGGTGAAACCACTGGCAGATCCACCGTTCCAATAAAGACCATCAGTTGTACTTTCAAAGTACTGCCAGGCAGAAAGACGGGATGAAATGCTTGAACTTGTTGCTCTTATAACATCTACATAAACAGAACTACTACTTATCGCACCACCAGAACCTACGTTGCCAGCGTTAAGAACTCTTTGTAGTCCTGCACCTTCGTTAACTTCAAAAGGACCATTTACATTTTTTCTAATATCCCAACTACCCCAGTTAGAATATAAGAATCCGTAATAATTCTGAGTTGCGTATAACTGCATCCTCCAGTTGTTAGACCCATCATAAAAGGTGAGTCCCATATCGGAACCTGAAGTCGTGCGTCTAAATTTTAAATTCTGACCAAATCCTGAAGACTCAAGCCCCATCCCATGAATTGTCAGCCTACCAGAGGTAAATTCATCAGACGTATCACTTCTTAAGAAGCTTGAACCTTGAACACCATCTAACGTATCTGCGTCTAAACCAGAGCCAGCCCCGTCATTGCCAGAGTGCCAAAGTAGTCGATAACCACCACCGTCATACCACTTAGGGTCAGAACCAAGTTGGAAACCTTTATTAGTTTCTTCGTTCCAGAAATATATATAATTACCAGAACTATCCCATTGAATTTGAACTTTATTAGTAGTACCTTCTTGTAACCTTATTGTTGGGCTACTTGAACCAGATAAAATAAGTTTTTGATTAGTACTGCTAGTAAGATTTAAGACACCAGACATTGAGTCATCAGCATCAGATCTTACAAAGCTTGCACCATGTATTCCATCAACAGTATCAGCATTAATATTCAGTGCTTCAATTTCTGACTTGGTTTGGTCAGCTGTTGCACCAGACTCAACAGAGTTTAACTTCGTATGGTCTGCATCAGTGAATACGTGAGAGTCACTAGCTGCTTCAACCGCTGCTCTAATTTCAGCATCGGTTTGATCTGCTGTAGCGTTAGCTTCTATAGCGTTTAGCTTTGTGTGATCTGCATCTGTAAAGACATTGGAATCACTAGCTGCTTCAACTGCTGTTCTTATTTCACCGTTAGTCTGATCACCTGTAGCTCCAGCCTCTATACCATCTAATTTAGATCCATCAGCTGATACGTCTCTACCATCAAAGGTTTGACTAGAGACAAAGGTTTGAGCACCAGTAAAGGTATTAGCTCCTAATGAAGCCAAGTTACCAGTAGCTGTTACACCACCTTGCCAAGCTGATCCGTTATATACTCTTAGCTCATCTGAGGTTGTATCAAAGTAAAGATCACCAGTATCATTATTGCTACTTGGTGCTGAACTTGCTACACGGTACTTATCAGAGAAATCATTAACATTATTTATATTGGTAGCTACTGTATTTACATTAGCTATTGAACCTCCAACGTTATTTACGTTAGAGATAGCTCCAGCAACTGTAGTTATATTGCTATTAGCTCCAGCTACTGTATTAATGTTGGTGTTATTGTTTCCAACAGTATTAATATTTGAGATATTTGCAGAGACAGTAGATACTTCAGTTGCCTTTGGTACTAATCTATGGAATGTATAAGTATTTAAAGTAGATGTAGTCTCTACGATCATTCCAAAGGTAGAAGCATACGTTGTACTATTCTCTAAACCAGTAATGGTGACTGTTGAGTTACCGACAGTGCCGTTAGCAACTGTCGCCACTCCAGATCCATTGGAGGTAAGGTTGCTTGCGAGAGCTTTAATAGATACAAGAGTTCCAGCCCCGTTATTAACGTCAGGGTTAGCGTTAGGAAAAGATGTTTCATTTGCTATTGGTACAAAGCCACCTACGTCATCAACAAGATCAATAATCCTGTCATTGATAGCAGCGGTTGTAGCTATTGTTGTGTCGTTATCTGGGAAGGTATCACCATCTTTAATAGTGTCACCTGTACTTATATTGAAATATCTAGCGTCTGCTGTTGTTTTTGTATAGTACCTGTTATCTAAAGCTCCAGTGACTATCTCGGAATCTCCTACTGAGTTAGCTGCTAGATGTGAGTCATCTAGTGGTGAACCAGCAATAAGTGTTTTTATCTCACCTATTGTTTGATCAGCTGTAGCACTAGCTTCTATTGCATCAAGCTTAGAGTGATCAGCGTCAGTAAAGACATTACTATCACTAGCCGCCTCTACCGCTGTTCTTATCTCAGCATCTGTTTGGTCAGCAGTAGCTGAAGCCTCAATAGCATTAAGCTTAGAATGATCAGCATCTGTGAATACATTTGAATCTGTTGCAGCTTCCACTGCAGTTCTAATTTCAGCATTAGTTTGATCAGCTGTTGCTGCTGTTTCAATACCGTCTAACTTCGTACCATCAACAGAGACATCTCTCCCGTCAACAGTACCTGAAACAGTTATGTTTCCTGTTAGTGAGACGTTCTGAGTTCCGAATTGTGGATCAATCTTAGTACCAGCAATAGCAGCTGATGCGTTGACATCACTATTAACTAAGGAACCACTTGTTAAGGCTACAGTTATTTGACCACTTCCAGGACTGTTATCCGTAACAGTGATCTTGTTTCCAGCTGCAACATCTGTTGTTAAAGCTGTATCTATCTTTGTATCTATACGTGCATCTTGTGCAGCAGTAGTACTGACTCGGTTATCATTACTGACCCAAGTTTCAGTACTTGTAATTGTTTCGTCACCACTGGTCCAAGCAGCATCAATTTTGTTGTTGGACTCCTGTGTAACGTATAAGTTTTGATTGAAGTTATCATTCAAGTCAGACGACTTAATAGCCGAGCCAGCAAAGAATGTGGCTTCTAACTTTGAATCGTCTGTCTCTCTATAAATTCTAATTGCAGCTGAGTTGGCTGGTGCAGTATTAAATTGTACGGTTGTTGCATTAGCAAAGCCAAATGCAGTTGTTTCCGTGCCATCGATACTCGCTTTGATATCAGTGGTCTTTAAATATGGGAATGTGAATGAGTAATTGGTGGTGGAGCCATTACCTGTATAAGTTGATTCGGTTACAGCCATTGATTAGTTGCATTATTTCTTCGGTGGGTTTGCGTATTGAAGTATTCCTTGTACCTCTTTAAAGTTTCTTTCGTTCTCGTCTGCTATATCTGTTGCCTTAAGGACTTGACCTCTCCTCATTGCACTGTTGATTCTGATTTGATCAGCTATTGACTCTGCCATTGCAGGGTATTCTTTAGCTAATTTAGCTTCAGCATCTTTTTGAGCTTTCCTTAATTCATTATTTAAGTATTGGAAGATAGGTAGATCATCTTCACCAAGTTTCATTCTTGTCCAGCTCTGTTGCTTTAATCTGCTATTACGAAGTGCTTGTACTTCTTTTTTAAAAGCTGGATTCTTTAGGTATTTAATTACTTTATTCTTGAAATTAGATTTACCTATGTAGGTATCAATAATTTCTCTTTCAGTTGGAGAGTATTCATAATTACCTGATGAATGTTTTTTAAGAACAGTGTTAGGAGTCCAACCTAATTCTAGAAGTTGTCTTCTCCATGGTTCACCACCATCTCTAACTTTTACAGGGCTTATAGCATTAGCTGCTCTGAGCCAACCATTCTCAATTCCTTTAATTGGATCACCAGTGAATATATCTACGTGATTAGGTAAAGAACCTTTAAGTGGTGTTCTATTTTGTATATAACCTAGTAGATCATTATGGACATCTTTATAAGCACTATCAACCATATTAGCTGAAACGCCTAATGCACCTGATGCTGGTATATAACTCCTAACTTCATTAGCAGCCCATCTATTAAACCAACTACCATCACCTGATGTAAGTGCTACCAGTGGTTCTAGACCAGATAAAGGTGTTTCATTTAAGAAGTTAGCTGATATACTCCACATAACTTTCTGGAAGGTATCATCTAACATCGTTGATGAAAGATCGTTATAGTGCTGACCAACATCTGCAATCAAGCTGAGTATTGGGTCTAAAGCATCTACACCTTTAAAGCTTATCCATTTATTAGTACCTGGAATTTGTACTGATTTTTCCATCACACCGTAAAGATCTCTCTTTTTCTTACGTTCTGAATGACGATGATCACCAGTTCCAACCATACCTATAGGCATTTGTTTATTCACTACATGACCACCAATGCCTAGTGCAAAGAGTGAACTGGTCAACATACCTGAGAAGGCTAATCTTGCTTCATACTCTTCCTTAAGAACCTTGTACGCTTCCATAGCGTGTGGATAGGTATCATAGGCAATATTATGTTCAGCTAAAGCTTCTTTAATTAGGTCTACATCATCTCCAGCTCTAAGAATCTTGATGTACTTATTCTGGAAACCAGGGATTCTATTAAATGGTGTGTATGATGATGCTCTGTTGACACTGTTTATACCAGTTCTGGGGAACATGAATAAACCTTGTGCAATAGGTAAAGCATCAGTAGCTCTTGTAATTGCATCAGAGAATTGATGATTTAAGTTCAGGTTGATTTCACCTGCAAACTGTTTTAAAGCAGCATCTGTTGGAAGACCTTGCTTATCAAACATAGTTCCATAAATCTTTTTCTCTGCATCTATTAATGCTTGAGATGGTTTACCAAGTTCATCCCATAAACCTAATCCTTTCTTACCAGCTTCCTCATACGCTAAAGCTCTAGACCAATAGGTGGCGAGCATTGTATTTGTGTAAGAGTCTATCCCAGTCATGGTTGTCATAGCTCCTCTGTACCATCTATTAGAACCAATCTTGTGTAGGTTTTTAGATGTTTCGTACATCGCTACTCGACCTGTTAAGCCGTCTTTTTCCCAGTTCTTAGCAAGGTTATCCATAGCTTCCCAAGTCTTATCATCTTTAACGACATAATCCTTACGAACAGCATCAAGCATAGCTGTAGGGTCATGATGGACACGTTTAAGCATCTTCCAACCATCACCTATAGCTCTTCTATTTGTCTCTTGGATTGCTCCATACAAATAGGTAGCACGTTTAACAGCTGCTTTATCACCTGTTTTTAATTGATCTAGACCTGCGTGTAGGAATGCTCTAAGTGGTTTACCAATGATTGCAGTGGCACTACCTTTAGCAGCATTGATGGCAGCCATACCAGATAAGACATTATTAAATCTAATAGTCTTTAAACCCTTAGCTAAAAGGTTAGGCTTATTACCTGTTCTTGCACTATGGACAATACCTCTTGGGTGTAGGAGATTAACTCCCCATTCGTGCATCTTGGCAATAGTATCTACGTCACCATCAGTTATTGCGAATGCCTCTACGAAAGCTTTAAGAAGGTTAGGATCTTCATCCGCTGCCTCTTGTAGAACTTGTCTGTATTGGATAGCTGCTTTGTGCTTAGCATCTAAAGCTGCTTCCATTTCATTATTTAGTTTTGTTGCTAACTCACCTAGATTTTCGCCTCTCCTAATTGCATCATTCCAGACACCTTTATTTCTTAACTGCCAACCAGAGATATATTTGTTTATCCCATACTCAGTCATTAAGAACTCAAGCTTATCCAGAATAGTATCCATTGTTTTGTTTGGATCTACTGCCTCTGGACCAATATGTTTAAAGGATTCAGCTGTAGTTTCAATCTCTCTACCGAGAGTATCCATTGTTCTAGCTGACGCCTCAGTAACACTACGACCAAGAAACTTATCTACTAGATCTCTCATTGCATAGAACTGTCCTCTAGCGTCAATCTCTACCTGTTGTATAGGTTCGATTAATGCTCGTTGACGAGTCATCTCTTCAGTGATCTTTAAGAAGTCCTCATTAGCTAAGAACATCTCTCTAACACCTCTTACATCACCTTTAAGCATGATGTTCTCATAGATGTTCCATGCTGCCTCATCCATATCCTTTCGAGTGAATCTGAAGCCATTCTTGATAGCTTCCCAATCACCCATCTCTTCAGTCTGTTTAGCGAATCCTTCTACAGCATTACGTGACTTACCACCTGCTCTGAACCCTTTGTTGTACATAGCATCGGAGACTATTGATGTGTTATCACCCTTAGTTAGTCCTTTGTTGTTTGATGTTACGTCGATCATATTCTCAGCAACATTTCCAGGGGTCATGGCTGATTGGGTTTTCTGTGCATCGTTAGTAAAACCTGGAGTTACATCAGGATCGAAACCATTAGCACCTGTTGGATCAGCTTCTAACTTATTAAGTGCAACTTCATCAGCTTGTATCTCTCGTGAGGTTGCTCTTCTATCAAGACTAGATTCAACAGCATTCTCAGTAGCACTAGAAGTACCAGTGTTTGCATATTCATCACTGAGACCTGCCTGACCTGCTTTAGCTTTAGCTATATCTAGATCAATCTGTTTGATTTGTGTTTCTAATGCTCTCACCTCAGCCTTACCTGGCTGAGTAGCTATAGCCTGTAGTATCTCTGCCTTTCGTAATTCACCTTGTACAATTATATCATCCAGTGCAGAGATAGCTTTAACAGTACCTTTGTCTGCATTAGTAAATACCTCAGCTTTCTTCCAAAAAGCAGCCTTCTCACTTAGTGGTTTAAACCAACTCATGATTGGCTTTCTATATTCAGTTAAGAATGCAGCACCATCAGCTGCAGCTGTTAATGCTGAGTTCTCCCAAAAGTGGTAGATCCTGAGTTGCTCAGGTGTCATACCATTGTGAGTTTTTATAAATTCAGGTAGAGGTAATCTTCCTTCTGAACCCCACCAACCAGGAAAGCTCTCAGCTAAGAAAGCAGCTGTGTTTTGTTCTCCTTCATTTTGATCAGAAGTAAATCCTAAGAAACCATCAATTACAGCATTACCTCCGAGCTGTGTCATAACACGTTGAGCACGAGGTAGGTTCTGTGTCGCCTTACTAATACCACCGTAGGTAGCTAAGCTTGGAGTTATAACACTTAGTATTCCTCTAGCTTTCTGTATGTTTGGGTTCTTAAAGCGAGTTACGTCATCATAGAAATCGTCAGCTTTCTTACCATACTTACCACCAAATTGACCAACGATATCCATTGCTGCATCTGGGTAAGTACCAAGTATCATTCCCAGTTGACCTTCAGCCTGATCCTCCCACGAACCACCTAAGAAGCCACTTTGAGCTGGTCTATCCCAGTCTTGTCCAGTGATAGTACCCCAAGGATCTGAGATTCCTCTCATAGCACCTCGTAGTACTTTCCTAGTATTTTCTACAGCCCCGTGCATTGAAGCATCAGACTTTAGTTTATCCTCTTCCTTTTCAGGTTTTTGTACTGGAAGAGTTTCTGTTTTGGTTTCTTCTTCCATTACATGTCTCCTTTAAATAGATAAATATGTCTTGGTTCATTTGGATCTGAACCTGGTAGTTGGATAACTAAACGTGTGCCATCTTTAACCCTCCTACGACTAACAACTGCAGCACCTCCTCTAAATCCTCCAGTTTGATTAAAGTACTTAGCTAGTAACTGTTGACCAGCTGAAAATGTATTGAGTTGCTCTACAGTTTTATATGTACCGATAGGTATGCCAGCACCCTTAACAGCTAGTTGCCATCTAGAAGTACTCGTCATGGCTGTTGTTAATCTTGGTACTTGCTGTGCTACACGAGCTTTCAGTGCATCATCAAGCGATCTAATATTCTTAGATAGTTTAGTAATCGCAGCATTGTTTTGTTCTATCTGTGCTGCTGATTTAACTACATCTTCTCTGACACTTGGTTCTACGTCACCTTTAAGACCAAGTAACTCTCTCTGTTGGTTGATTACTTCACTTTCAGTTAAACCAGATTTCTCTGCTATTTCTTTTACATCTTGAGTTACTTGGAAACCCCTACCCATCTCTAGCTGAGCTTCCTGAGCCATGATGTATGCAGGTGTGAGAACTAAGTCTGTCTTTAAAAGTGTTGATCCATGCTCATCAATTAGATCAAGAGTATGTGCTAGAGGGTACTTAATTTTATGTTGACTTGTATTAGCACCATCAAAGTAAGGGAAGTGAGAGTCACCTATATTCTTACCTGCAGCACCTTTATACTCATCGTCTACTCTCCACTTACCTTTACCTGATGTTATTTCCTCAACTAACTTTGAGTAAGCAGCATCTCGAATCTGTTCATTACTTTTATTTGCATATTCAGGATCATCCATAAAAGCACTTACATACTTAAAGAAATCCTTTTTAGCTTCAGCTTGTGCAAGTGATACTGTTCTATTATTTGTAGGAGTGACAACAGCAGCGTCATACTTAACTTTAAGAATATCATTTTGAATGAGATCTCTCATGTTCTGAGTGACAGTGCTTTTATCCCACCCTGTTTTTGCTACAAACTGAGAGATTTGTGTATAACCTTTTCTATACTTATCCATCGCTCTCAAGGATGGAGACAACATTAGGTAGTCATCTTCGAAGAAAACACCATCTCTGATCTTTTTATCTGCAGCTAGTCTTTGCTCAACAAGATCAGTGTTGTTACCAATCTGTACAGTAAGAGATTCCAAATCTTTCCTGTCTTTATCAGATAATCCAGGTGCAGTAGCAAAGATCTTTTCTTTCATCTCTTCACTAGCATCCCAGTCTTCTAGGAGTGCTCTCCTGACTTCCTGTTTAATTTCTTTACTATGTATCTCTGCTTTCAACTCCTCAGTTTCTAAAGCATTTTTCTCAGCCTCTAGTCTCTCTTTCTTAATATCGTATAACTCACTAGCTGAGAAGACTTGTCTGAAAGGTCTAGCTGCTTGAGTTATATTTCCTTTGCTATCAAGATTAGGTAGTGTTTTCATATCTAAGATACGCTCAAACTCAGCAGAATCTGCAACAACTTGAGGGTCAACAAGCATACCTCTTATATATGTTTTTACACCTGCATTACCGCGTATAACTCCATCTTTATGGCTTTTGAATATCTTACTTTGAAGGATATCAAATGATCCTTGTTCAGTTATTTTACCTTTCTCTGATCTCCAGTATTGATAAGCCTCAGCAATGTTTTTCTCTCCTAGCTTATTAAGTTTATCATTCTTTATTTCTTTTACTAAAGCTATTTGTTGCTTTTTTATTCCCTTACGAAAGTCATTAATTAAACTTGTATTGTTGAGAGCTAATCCAGTCTGTTTTAACAACATCTCTGGAAGAACATCTTCTAGAAGTCTTATCTTTTCATCATGACTTAGAGTACCTAATGAGTTAAGTTGATTCTCAAAGAATGACCTAATCATCGTAGGGTCATTGTTTAAATCAGCTACAACCTTTGCTGTTGCATCTATTTTTAAAGCAGGTGGTAAGGTATCTAAATAAGTTATTACCTCTGGACTTTCACCCTTTAAATATGCAGCCCAAGATAGTTCATCATTTTGTAAAAAAGACTTTAGTAAAGCTTGCTTTTGGACATCAGACTCAAGATCAGTATAATCACCAACTCTATCTAAAGTATCTTTTAAGTCAGCTGACTCAATCTTTCTTTCTTGTCTATCAGCTAGGTTGTTGAGAACTTTAGAACCTGTTTTAGTAAACGCAGCTAGGTTGTCAGCTTCCCTTCTTATATTAGCTAGTTCTGTATCAAGGTTACGTCTTTTCTGGTCTTTATTACGTCGAATAGCATTTTGTTTATCAACAAAGTTTTTATCAACTCTTCTTTTATCTAGATCCTTAGAATCTTTTTCAGCCACCCATTTTTGTCTTAGAGCATTGATAAATTCTGAGTCCCTTTCGTCATAGCCTTGTCGTAGTAGTTTTAAACCTTCTAGTTCTTTCGCAGCCGCTTGAGCATCACGATTTAGTGCAACATTAACTTGTGCATCTATTGGTTTAAAACTACCTTCTTTTCCGTAGAAAGTAGTTCCCATTGTTTTTGTTTAGTTGTACCATTTTTCTGGTATTGCAGAACCAACTTGGCTTGCAACTTGTAACCATGATCCTCCAGTAGCCTTAACTCCCATTATTGGATCAGGTAAGTAGTCATGTTCCTCAATTTCTTTTGGTGCTTGTAATTCAGGAATAGGTGTTTTAAGTGGTTTTATTGGCATCGGTAATTCACCTGGCTTTAACATTCGATTAGCAAACGCTGCCAAGTCTGCACCATACTTATCTCTTGATATTTCTTTTAATGTCAGTGCAAAGTCTCTACGAGAGCTAACAAGTGATTCAGCTAATCTAGCCTCAGTTTTACCTCGTTCTGCACGTAAAGCTATTAAAGCTCTTGTCGAACTTCTACCTGATTGACTTAGAACAGCTAATTGACCTTCTGCTTCTATTGACTTAACTACTGAATCTTCATTATCAAAAGCAGCTTTTTGTTTAATTTCCTGTTGTTTAATTACTGAACGCTCTCTAGCGTGTGCAGCAGCTTGTTGGTTGTAACCAAGTTGACTATGATAAAGCCTTTCAGATTTAGCATAAGCTTGCTCAGCTGATTTCTGTTGAGCATTTCTTATCTGTAAATCGTAGTTATACTTTCTTAAATTCTTTTCATCAGTCAACTTTGCCATTGTTTCCTGATTCTTCTTATTAATTAAGTACCCATCATAGGCATAAGCATAATCAGAATCCATTTTTGCATTCTGATTATCTGTAAGTATTGTGTCGTATTCAAACTGACGTATGTTGAAATCGTTCTGAGCTTTGGCTGATTTATCGGCTGCTTTCTTGTTTCCAATCGCACCAAGGACTCCTAATCCAAAGCTTGCTGCAGCCCATCCCCATTGCATCTCCACACCAGACTCTTGCTTTATGCGGTCTACCATGTGGTTTCCAGGTAAACCTATCTGTGGCTCACCTGGCATACTCATATTAAATTGATCTCCCATTAAGTTCTCCTATAAAATCTCGGTGAATAGTTTCCTTCCCACATCATCGAGTTTAAAGAGACGGGAAATGGTGAGTCATTAAAGACTCGTAAGCTAAAGTTCTTACTTCTTTGGTGTATTGGTATTGTTACGACTCTTGATTCATCTAGTGGTACATCATCAGCTAGGTATTCGTTAGCCATCTGTGATGGTGCTAGTTCATACCATTCGTCTAGGTAGATAAGTATTGCATCACCTATTGCAGGTGCTGAGTTAAATCTAATTGTAGTATCATTTAGAAATGTAAAGCTTGTATTAGCTACATTATTTACCTTTACTTTAACTTGATTTCTATCAATTGGATTAAGGTCTCCAGCTACCCAGTTAAAGTCTGTTGTAGAGCCGTCTCCTATATATTCCCGTTTACCAGCAAACCTACCAACAGCGTTTAGCTTAAAACTTAGTAGACCAGATAAACCTGAATCGAATTTAACTCTTGATATTGTCAAACTAGCTGTAAAGTCTTTAGTTCTACCTTGATCATCTAGTTGGTAATAAATCTGTGGAAGAGTGATATCAAAGTCATACGCATATCCAACATAGACATTAGCTGCGTTACTTGATAAATCTAAACCCTCAACTATGAAGAATGTGCCATCAGAATCTGTACCAACTTCAGCAACTACTGTATAACCAGAGTTATTAAATGTACCAGCTGCAGTCGTACCAGCAACTAGAACTATATTCTTCCTATCAGTTAAGTGCGAAAATGGTATATAGCATTTAGATCTAAGGTTAGCTGCATCGTATACAACTGTTTTTAGATTAGTGTTAGTTAAGACATTTTTAGCTGTTGTATAGAAGTCAATACAAGGGTTAATCTTTTGTCCCTGTGCATTGGTAATAATAGCTGCCTCTGGACTTTGAGTTAGGTTTGCACTAGATAAGATATATTGATTACCTTGCTTAGTAACACAGTACATATCATCCTGATCGACTACCATATGTTGAACAGTCCCAGGTAGCTTCCACTTAAACCAAGACTCCATTGACAATTGATCGCCTGTTTTTGCAGTCTTATAAAAATATATCTCATCACTAGATTGACTCGACATACATATAAACTCATTCTGGATACTGGCTATAAGAGTATCCACATCAATAGTTATCCACTCGTTAACTATTTTACCAATATCAACAATATCTGGATTCTCTTCTAAACCTCTAGTTGTCATACCAAACACCCTAACAAAGTTAGGAGTTTTACTAATGAAATTCATATGAGTACCAACATCTATAGGAGAGACATCATCGCTCATCTCCATATTTGATATCGGTCTTATCTTTGTAGATGTTGGTGTTAAAGGTCCATCATCTGCATAAGCTAGAAACTGCTGAGCCTTACTGAATAGTGCTAAACCCTGCCTAGCTGGTAAAACTCCAAACAAACTCGTTGGTCTTAATGATGCACAGTTAACATCTACTGGATCACCAGAGGTTAGTGTTCTAGCTGAAACTCCATAAAAATTATAAGGATCTTTTGCTCTACTCAGGATCATATTATCTTCTGATAAGAATCCAAGCCTGTTATCGTGATAAAAAGCTTTCTTTATAGTCTTACCTACAAAACTAGGATGCTTATTTGTGACATCATCACCTGCTAAACGGTCTTCCCATGGAATAACTTCAAAGACAAATTGATTAGTTTGAGTATTTCTTAACCTGTGAGGCATGGTACTGTCTGTCAACCCTGGAGACACATCTGGAGCTATAGATTCTTTCCAGTAACCACTACCTGCAGCTTGGTTATCAGCTACAAATTTTGCATAGTAGTTATCAGCATCAGTACCAATTGAATTAACAATAGTAACTATATGACCATGAAATGAATTAGCTGGAAGCCATGAAGCATTAGAAGCCCAGTCTTGGAATGTTACTAATCTTTCATTATCTTCACCACCTTTAGCCTCTAGAGTAAATGGAGTTCTAGTAGCAACATTATTTATAGTAGTTACATAGTCTATTTGTAGAGATGTATTATGTTTAACAACGGTTAAACCAGTTATATTCTCTGCATTTATTTTAGTTTCAAGAGCTGTTAACACAGCCTCATAGTCATCAGTAGCTGTTGATGTATGAGAGATAACACGAGTAGTACCTATTGATGTACCACCTAACTTAATTTCAAAATCTTTTTCTTGTATTGAAGATTCACCATAAGGTAAAGTGTTTATTAATAGTGTTCCTCTGCTCTGAGCTACAAACGTAGGCACAGGTTGAGTAGTTACTTCAACTAAGTCATTACAAATAACGGTTGTAGCTTGTACTGATAAAACATTGTAGTTAGCTTTAATACCTGTTAAATATGCGTGTTGAGATCCATTAGTAACTGTGCATGGAACCCCCGTATCAGCATTCCATATGTATATAGATCCATTTGTCGAACCTATCTTTGGTGTAATACAACCTATATACCTATCGGTAGCTGCATATTGAAGATCGTTTCCATCTCTATTTATGTAGAACCACTCCGCATTATCTAATGATGTGCCAGTGAAATCTAACCAATTTGGAGAAGCTACATATTGTAATCTTCTAATAAATTTAAACCCAGGTCTCTTAGTCATTCCTAACGTCTCGTCAGCAAGACCATTTATACATTCTCTAACTTGTCCTGGGAGCTTCTTACTATCTGGTTGCTTTGATACCCCACTTAAGTAGTTAGGTACACTTTGTGTTACGGCTGCCATTATCTAATAAGTGCTTTGTATGGTTGATAACTGACATAAGGGTGTGCTCCGTCAGGGTGTCCAAAGAATGAGTAATCACCTTGGGTTGTTTCATACTCAAGAGCCATAGCTCTCATGTATGCCTCTTTCTGTTGGAGGATTTGGTATTGAGTCTGGTCTCCTACTATTCGACTGGATGTAACAGTAGCAGCTCTGGTAGTTATATAGTCTTGTATCGGACGTGGTAAATCTACCCAGTCAAAGAACCAAAGAATATCAACTTCTATAGCTCCATCTGTCCATTTATTTGTATGATGTTCTTTATCATATAGTTTTCCATTTCTCCTTACTACATGCTTATCTCCTGCAGTAGATTGAGTAAGGTCTATCTGTAAAACATTGGTAGGTATTATAATTTCATCATCTGTATTAGGTGTCATCTCATAATGCTCTTCCTTGTTGAAGGTCCATCCTTCACTTTGAACTTCTCTACTAACTTCTAAAAGTGTTTGATAAGCAATCGCAACGTCTGGGTTGGTTTCATCCAAAGTGGTGACAGGAGCCTGACCACAAGCCATTAGGATTTGATTTATTGCAGGTAATTCTGTAGCAGCATTAGTGGTAGGGAAAGCCATAGGTATAAATATTTATGAATAAAAAAAAGGGAGCCATAAAGACTCCCTTAATAGTTAGAATGCAGAAGGAGCTGAAGCACCTACATACAATTCGACTGCAGCAGCAGGATTAATATAATCTGCTCCGAGTGCTAAGCGACCCAATATCACATCACCCTGGTAAATAACCGAAACATCACCCTTCGTTACTTGAACTTGAGGTCCGATAGCTTCGACTATACCAGCAGCTTCACGTTGGAAGATAAGTCCACAAGACTTAGCTCCGAGTTCAGTGTTAGTACCGTAGTCGTTGTTGATACCTGTTTGTGCACCAGAGGCATCTTCTGGGGTTACGCTCACGAATGAGCCTGTGTTTGTTGGTGCTGTAACACCTGTGGTTCCGCCGTAAGCAGTACCATATTTGCCAAGGAACGGAATGTTCATTGACTTGTAGATCTTGATACCAGCGATCTCTACAATTCCATTACCAGATTGTCTGGCTGTACCTTGTGAGTCTCTGTTAACTAGACCTGAATCTCCAGTTTGCTGGATCAATTCGTAATATTGACGTGCGTTTAATACCGCTACTCTTCCGTCAGTACTTACTCCTTTCTCGTCTAGTGCAGCAGCTGCATCGTAGAAAGCGTTTACTAAGTTCGCAGGAACATAAGCATCGGAGTCATTGGTTGTTGCACCAACGCGAATCTGTGTACCACCTGGCTCAACAAAGCTAGTCTTAGTGATAGGTGATGCTGATCTTGCTCCACGTGTAACAGCTCTGAAAGCGAGTCTGTCATACTTTTCAGCGAGAGCGTAGCCAATCTTACGAGAGATCTCTGACCTCAAATCGTAGTGAGCAAGGGTCTCGTCTAAATTATAAAGGAAAGCTGAACTGATAAGTAGATCATCTACTGTCACAGTTTTCTCAGCTACTGGAGGTGCGCCATCACTGTTACCCAAGATTGGTTTTCCTGGTGTGTGAAATTCACTTGTGGTGCGACCTGTGTAGATGAACTGCAATGATTTGCCGTTCTTCAAAGTTCTCTTCATAAGAAGATCTCTAGCTATAGCATTATGCTGGAAGCCTTTGAACATCTCACCTGAGAACAGTTTGAGATATAACGCTCTGACGTCACCTGTACTGTTCGATTGACCCTGACGGGTTAACGAAGTAGAGGTACCAGAGGCATTTTGATGTGCCATTTATCTATGTTTTAAAATGTTTGAGGGTATAAATCATCATCGTGCACAATTTAAAATTCAAGTTTTGTGGTCTATCCCACCGTCTAGACGGCTAATAGGTATCCCGCGTACGGGGCTAAAAGCCAAATGAAAGAGAGGTCCGACTCTGAGGTGCCTCTCTTCCTGTTGTTATAAAGTTGAAAGAGCTTCTTCTATTGAGATATCTTCATCAAACTTTTCTACACGGTCAGGCATATCACTAGCTGGAATCTCTTCCTCAATAGTTAGTGGGTCCATCATGTGTAGAGGTATTCCTGATTTAGAAAACTCAGGCTCAGGTGTTAAGTGGGTGATGTGAGCCTTATCACCTTCGCAATCTGATTGATGTGACATTAGAACTTAAACTTAGCTCCTAGCTTTGTGCCATAGTTGCGATCCTCATCACCATTAGTGATTGTAGATACTTCACCATAGATACCAAGGCTTTGAGATACATTAAAAGTAGCTCCAAGCTTTCCAGATAGTTCAGTCTCTGTACCGTCAGTACCATCAACAGCTACAAATGCTGGACCACCTTGAATGTAGTAGTCAAGCTTTTCAGAAGAACCTTCATATCCAACGTGAACATCTACTGTTCTACCTGAATAATCAGAACCGTTGTAACCATCGTTAGACTCAGCGTTTAGATATACTCCAGCGGATGCAGGTGCAGACGCTAAAGTGGTGGCTGCGAGAGCAAGTGCAATTGTTTTCATTTTAATTAAATAGTTTTTGTTTTTGTGTAAGCGATGCCGCGATACTTGTAAGTAACTTTTAAAGTCATTGGAAATCTCCAAGTACCTCAGACCCCGT